CTGTCTGGTGGTTCAGGTCCAACCGCACGTCGTACAGCGACTTGATGCCACCCGCGTTCGTATCGGTGAACGTGATGCCCCCGGGCAGCATGTCGATCTCGCGGCCCAGCATGGACAGCGGGGCCTGGAGCGGGGGCTTGGTCTGGTAGTCGATGCCTTGGCTCTTGCGCAGGTTCTGCTGTTGGAGCTGTTTCACGTCGCCCAGGGCGTCCATGCCGGCGCTGCCACCGTAGGTGTCACCTGGGGTCACGTACCACCGGGGTGCGAGCACGCGGAACTTGCGCATGCCGCTCTCCCGCAGGTATTTGTCTTCGTTGCTGCCCCGCTCGAAGTAGCACGACCGCCAGGCCATGTTCAGCACGTCCTGCTTGGTCGAATCACGCTTTGTCCGGGGTTCGATGGCATGCACGATCACCACAGGCGCGTCGTATTTACCCGAGGTGTACATATTGCGCACGGTATCCGACACGGCACCGAGACCGAACTCGCGGACCACAGCAGCCACCGGGCGCTGCATCTCGCGGTACAGGGTGTCCACGTCCCCGCGCCAGTTGCTCGCCAACCAGTATTGACCGCAGGTTTGTGCGTGGTTGTGGATCACGGTGTTGAAGTCGGCCGTCAAGATCGACACACCTGTGCCGAACACGCCGAGTTCGTCGTAGAGCGAGTGCAGCATGCGGTAGGTGTTGGACTTGCCAAAGATCGACAACATGATGCGTGTGCATTCAGCCAGCCACACCTGCACGTCATGCACCCGGTTCAGTTTGGGGTCTGGTGTCGCAAGCCGGAACCACGGGCGTGCGGGGCTCGACGCCCCACCCAACAGGCCAGCCGATTGCATGCGGACGCTGCGAGTGCCGGTGCTGTCGATGATCTTCTGGTGCTTCTTGTGGCCCTTGTTGGTGTCGCTCACCAGAAAGCGGCCGAGGCGAGGGGCCAGGTATTCGGCCAGCTCGCGGTATTGCGGCACCCAGGATGATCGCTCCTGGTCGAGGGCTTGCAGGTAGTCCAGCGAGCGCTGGCGTGCCGAAACGTCCATCAAGCCCCCAGGAGTGAAGTTCGACCCAGTTTGAGCAGGTCTTTGTCCACACCGCCAGGACCAGTCAGCTCGGTGCTGGCCGCAGCCTTCAGGTTGTCGGCGTAGAGGTTCAAGGGGTTGGGCGTCTTGGCCGTGGCCTTGTTGTTCGCAGTGGCTGCGGCGTCGGCCGTGGCCTTGTTGTTCGCAGCAGCTTGTTCAGACGCCATCTTCTGGGCATCAGATGCCTGCGAGATGGCTCTCTTCTGCTCCGAGACAGAATGAACCGTCGCCGCCGCAGCGACATAGGGAGCCGCCGTGGTGGCCGCCGAAGAAAGAGCAGCGAGGATCGTGGGTTCGCACATTTGTCACTCCATCAGATCGAACGGATCATGCTCTCGTTTTTGCTTTCTTTGCGCACCGCCAGCCCGCAGAGCCGACGTGATGAGCTCTAGCTCGGGGTTCGGGTAGTCGGGCACAGGGGTCGCGAACGTGAGGGCCAGCGCGTCGCCGTGGTCAGGTGACGCGAGCCCGCGAGCCTTCATGTCGTCCTTGCTCTTCAGCAGCAGGCGCTGGCTCTTGTCGTAGTCATATTCCACTGCGGTCAAGTCTGTGAGCAACAGCTCACTGTTCTCGATGGCCCCGGTCGTCAGCCACTCCGACATCGTGACCCACATCTCGCTGCGCTTGTTGGCGTAGCGCGTTGGGTCAATCGGTTTCTCTCCGAAGTTCACCTCGGTGATCTGGTAGCCGAGCTGGCGCAGCCTGTCGATCACACCGCCACCGACCCCGCCGCCGTCGACGAAGACGAAGGGCACTAGGGTCATGCGTTTGATGTCCTCGATGTGCTCGGCCACCCGGGACGCGAGCTGCATTGTGTCGAGCTGTCGGTAGGCCTTGGGCGCGATGCTTCGCGCGTCACGACCGACCCGGGTGCGGATCACGCTTTCATCGTCACCGAAGCGCGCCACATCGACACCGACGATGGCTGCACGGCCTTGCACGAGCGTGCGCTCTTTGATGTCGCGGGTTGCTGCCCCATCGACCACATCGCGCGGGATGAGTTGCAGGCTCGACGAACTCGGGAACACCCCTCGGATGCGCACCTTGCAGAAGTCGGAGTCGATACCGTAGTCGTCAATCCACTTCTGGATCGCGGACTTGTTCGTGATCTGCGCATCGCGGCTGTCGACCTGCGTGTTGTTCCAGCGGTGCCGGCTCTTACCGAAGCACTCGGCGAACCTGCCGGTGTTGCGTGTCGGGTTGCCGAACGCAAACCACATGGGCTCGCCGTCTGTCAGTCCGCCCTCGGCCACATCCCAGATCGCGTTGGGGATGCCGGTGGCCTCGTCGAAGATGTAGAAGCTGGTCGAGTCAGCGGCGTGCTGCCCCGCGAACGATTCGCTGTTCTGCTCTTCGCTCGTCTGTGCCGAACAGAACCACGACTCAGGGTATTGTTTGTGCTTGGCGCGCATGTCGTTGCGCGCGGTGGTCACCGTGAACCAGTGTTCGGTGATGCACTTCTTGTGCCACTTGGAGATTTCAGCCCAAGTCTTGGTCGATAGTTGGGTGTTGGTGGTGGCTGTGACCGTGCCCCGGCAGTGGGGTCGTGTGCTCATGATCCACCACACCAGCCAGGACACCAGGGCCGACTTACCGATCCCGTGGCCCGAAGCCACAGCCTCGCGAACAGCTTCGACTGCTTGCACGCCGTCGAAGCCGTGAGCCTTGATGGTTTCACCCACGCGCGTGAGCAGCTCGCATGCCCACTTGTCCGGGCCATAGGTGCTATCGTAGTAGAAGCACCAGGGGGCTGGCAGCTTGACAAGCTGGAGCGAGGGGTCAGTGTCCCACGGGAACGCATAGAGCACGAAGCCCAGCGGGTCGGCGTAGAACCGATTGATGTCCTTCGCCAGCTTCAGATCGACGGAATCAGTCACACAGACCTGTGCGCTGTCGGCCGGCGCGAAGCGCGGCAATCAGTTCGGCGGAGCCGGTGACCGTGGCGTCGACCCGCTCGGTGCCGAAGGTCTTGGGCTTGTAGCCCTTGAGCAGGAACATCAACAAGGCGTCGCTGTAACGCCGCACATGACCCGACACCACGCCCTGATAGAAGACAGGCTCCAGAACGCCCTCAAACGCTCGCCTGTGGGCCTCATCGACCAGCATACCCACCGACTCCTCTGCGGCCTCATCGTAGGCCCTGGCGAACTCCGCATGCGTCTTGCGCCACACCTGAGGTGTGCGCGTGCTCATCTTCAGGTGGCGGCACGCAGCAGCGCTGTTGCCGCCCAGCAAGACCAGCGCGTGCAGGAAGTTCTGCATGCGCTTTTCGGTGGTATCACCGGGTTGGTTCTGGATGCCGTCCAGTTCAGTTGGTTGGGCCATCCTTGAATTGTGGCCCAGGTCTCAGGTTATAAGCGCACCTTGCCTGCGCAGATGTTGCGCACATGGCGGCGCGACATCTCGTACTTGAGCGCAATGGCTGTCCAGGTCATGCCTGACTTCCGGGCCTCGCGCACCAGGTCGATCTCGTGATCCGTGTACACGGCCCGCTGGTGAAGCTCGCCGCGTCGGCCGCCTGAGTTTGCTTTTTTCCGCATGTTTGAGCACCTCGATTAGAGTTTGCAAATTTTGCAAGAACACGAACAGTTGGCGCTGTCGAACATTGGAACAAGAACATTTCTCCTAGAAAGAGAAATGTTCTTGTTCCAATGTTCTCCACAGGTTATCCACAACGATTAGAACAGAACATAGATGTTCCAAAGATGTTCTGCTGTTCTTTGCAAGTTCAGCCCTCAATGCACCGCGCTCGGTGCAACAGACCCAACGCCCGCGAATTTGCGAATTGCATCAAGTTCAGCCCCAAAGCGCGCCAGGAAGACCTCCTCGGGCGCGAGCATGATGTCGCCCATGGTCAGCTCCAGGTGCCCCTGGTTCCAGGCCCCAGCGGTGTCCTTGGACGGCCACAGGATCACTACACGCAGCCCTAGGGTGTGTACGTTGGGCTCCAGGGCCATGCGGGTCTGGGGGCCCAAGATGGCTTTCACTTGGGTCACGAAGTCGGCCAAGACGGCCAGTTTGTTTGGGTTGCTCATGTCCTCTCCTTTGCAATCACAGCCACAATGCCACCTCGGCCAGGTGGTCGGTGTACTTGCGCCGCTGGGCCGCGCGGGCAAACATCATCGCTTGGTAAGCGGTCGTTTTCATTCCGTTCGCATCCCCCTCCCCACAGCAACAGCAACACGGAAGATGGCCTCTCGCATGGATTGGGCGTCGCCGGCGGTGAAATCCTCGTGGTAGTAGCTTGCCCCTCTACGCGCGCCCACGTATCCGCACCAACAATCCGCTTTCAGTTCTAGCCGCACCATCAGGTCTTGGCTGTCGTTGCCGTTAAAGCGTGGGTTCCAGAGTTGAGCGCGACCTTTGATGTAGTAGAACCGCTCCGTGTTCGGCAACAGCATGCAGGGGAAATCCCCCTCAAGTTCAATCCCCGCCGCCTTGGCAGCGAATTCGTAGTCTTCTTTTGTGGTCATGGCAGCCACCTTGCAGCGGCCATGAAAGCCCAGAAAAGTAACGTTTCAAACGCAACAAAAACAAAGTACGCTACCGGTGTAGTGCGATAGTATCTTTTGTAGCTTAACGCTGCGTATGCTAATGCGAGCACAAACGGCAGCATCCACCAAGATAGTGTCATTCCTTCTTCTCCAACGTGCACACAGACCCCAAAACAAACAAAACCAGCCAGAGCGTAAAAGATACGGCCGCATTCATGTGTGGAGCTGTCACGATCACAGATGCGAGAAAAAAGTATTGTGCATTGCTCATTCCTTCACCCCCATTGCGTCCATGACGCGTGTAGCGTCGAGAACATCCCTAGTCATTTTCGGCCTGCCTTTCTCGCGGCTTGTAGGATGGCGGTAGCTTCCGCTCGTCCAAACCACGAAATCACATCGTCAAGGATTTCCTCCTCCGCCTCCGCCCGCAGACGCTCCTCCTCAGCCTCCTCAGCCTTCCTAGCCCGGTACTCGGCCAGAAGCTTGCGGCCTTTCTCGGAAAGCTCAGGGTCTACAGACATGTACAGGCGCACCTGCTTCCCATAGTGCTCAAACGAGACCCGGCCCGAATCCGTGACCATCATCGGGAAGCGCCGGCAAAGCTCTTCCGCAGCCTCGTCAAAAGTCGTCTTGTCGTCCCGTGCCATCCAGCCGCAGCCGCCCAACACCTTATTGCCTTCCGATCCTCGCATGTGGTAACAGGTTGGTTTCATGCCTCTGACTCCAAGAATGACAGAAGAATTTCTTCTTGTTTTACACGAGCAGCAGCACGGCGGTTGCCGTAGTCGCTAAGCAGAACGTTTCCTTCCGGGCGGCACTGAACGCAGTCACCGTTCCGGCGCATGTTACTCACGCCGCGAGAATCAACACCCCACCCCATCGCCTTTGCAAGCCTGTAATTGATATCGATATGGTTCATTCCGTGCCTCCGTAGTTCTTCGGCCAATCGTAGAGCGCAGCCGTCTGTTTGCTCTCGGTGAAGTATGCGTCGTGATGCACCTTGCGGCCATCGACACTGAAGCCCCACGACCCTTGCCACGGCCAAGTGAAGAACAATGTCCAGGTGTCACTGTCCAGCAGTTGATG